AAAGATGCCACTGGCCGTGACATGGCGTGGGTAGAGTCTGTATGTAAAACTTACAGCCCTGACATCTTGGTGCTCGACATGGGTGATAAGTTCGCTCAGGATCAGTCGCATGAAGGATTGAAGAACTGTGCGATACATGCACGTCAGATTGCCAAGGAGTATGGCTGTGCGTTGTTCTATATGTCACAGTTATCTGCCGACGCAGAAGGTAAGATCGTCTTAAATCAATCCATGATGGAGGGCAGTAAAACAGGTAAGGCATCTGAAGCTGACCTCATGCTGTTGATCAGCAAGAATCCGCCAGTCGAAGGTATGGAAGAAGACGACATGCAACGGCACATAAATTCTGTGAAGAACAAGCTTACTGGATGGCATGGGTACCTCACATGTCAGTTAAACTCTCAGATTGGTCGCTATGAATCGTGATAATGTGTCCAGTCAACTGGACATGTTTGGGCTTGATCCTACACAAGTTCATCATTACGATGGAGAAATCGGATACGTCTGCAATAACTGTGGCATCAGGCAACCCCCTGATCAATTTCAGCACATGGAATCCGGTGAGGTAAAACGGAAGTGCAACACATGCAGACGAGGTCAGTCAGCACTTGTTCGTGCGTTACGTAAGGATAACCCTTACCCCACTGATCCTGCGTATGAGTGCCCTATCTGCGAAAGGACCATAGATGAAATAGCACAGTATGGGCAACTGCGATTACAAACATGGGTTTTAGATCATTGCCATGACACAGAAACTTTTAGAGGTTGGCTGTGTTTTAATTGCAATAGTGGACTAGGACAATTCAAAGACAATCTGCCGCGCATACAAAGTGCAGTCAGATATTTGGAGAATCACAAAAATGAAAATAGTTCTTGATGTTGAGAACACTGTGACCAAGCGTGACGGTAAGCTTCATCTTGATCCCTATGAACCACAGAACAGTTTAGTTATGGTGGGCATACAGGTCGAGGGCGAAGAGCCTAAACATTACACGTTTGACCACACTGAGTACGATTGCAAGTATGAGTATCGCAAAAATGATTGCGATGAGATACAAGCAATATTAGATAAAACAACTTTATTGATTGCACAGAATGCACCGCACGATCTTCTGTGGATCTGGGAGACTGGATTCAAATATGACGGTCCAGTGTGGGATACCATGCTTGCTGAGTATGTTATGCAGAGAGCAGTCAAAGAGCCACTGTCATTGGAAGCAATTGCTGAGCGCAGGGATCTGCCAGTTAAGAAGCAGGACACGCTGAAGAACTACATGAAGCAGGGATACGCTATCAATCAGATACCATACGAGGAACTGAAGGAGTATCTGTACGCTGACTTGCAGACTACGTTCGCTCTGTACTATGAGCAAACACTTGATCTGCGTGACGACATTAATCGTGGGCTAATGCCTGTGATTGATCTGACTATGGAAACATGCGGCTTGCTCGCACGTATCTACCGCAATGGATTTATTGTAGATACAGAAGCACTTGATCAAGTACGCATTGAGTTTGAAGCTGAGAAAAAATCACTTATATGTGATTTAAATGAGCACGTGCAATCACTTATGGGTGATACTCCGATTAACCTTAACTCACCTGAACAGTTATCTTGGGTCATCTACTCACGTAAGCCCAAGAACAAAACGCAGTGGGCTATGGCGACTGATCCATACATGAGTCCTGCTGACTTTAAACGAGTCATCAATGAATCAACATCCCCGGTGAGACGCACCAAGGCAGTCAAATGCTCTGACTGCAAAGGTAATGGTACTTACTATAAAAAGAAGAAAGATGGATCTGACTTCAAGAATGCAAGTAAGTGCTCGACATGCATTGGCCGTGGGTATGTACTCAAAGAGTTGAATCAACTGGCTGGCCTGAAGTTCACTGCACCATCAGTCAAGTGGCACAGTGCTAATGGATTCAGCACCAGTAAGAGTAACCTTGAGTTCTTGGAGCGTATCGCCAAGTCTAAGGGTATGGATGAGGCTGTCAGTTTCTTATCTAAAATTCGTAGACTGAGTGCAGTAGACACTTACCTCAGCAGTTTTGTTGAAGGCATCAGGAACTTCCTCAAGCCAGACGGTAAGCTACACGTGCGGCTTACACAGCACATGACATCCACTGGCAGGTTCTCAGGGCGTGACCCTAACATGCAGAACATGCCACGTGGTGGGACATTTCCTGTAAAACGGGTATTCAAGTCCCGATTTTCAGGAGGTAAGATCATGGAGGCTGACTTCGCTCAGCTAGAGTTTAGGGTGGCGGCGTATCTGTCACAGGATGAAGTAGCAATCAAAGAAGTAACGGAGGGTTTTGATGTCCATTCGTACACCGCTCAAGTCATTTCGGAAGCGGGTCAGGCAACTACAAGGCAGGAGGCGAAGGCACATACATTCGCTCCACTCTACGGAGCAACAGGCTTCGGAAGAACACCCGCAGAAGCAAGATACTACGAACACTTCACAGAGAAGTACAAAGGTATCGGACGATGGCACCAAGAGTTAGCCAAGGAGGTGCTATCAAAAGGTGTAATGACCACGCCCAGTGGCAGGCAGTTTAAGTTTCCCGGAACTAAGCGCAGGCGCAACGGCACAGTCACTAACTTTACAGCGATTAAGAATTATCCCGTGCAGTCATTCGCAACTGCTGATATAGTACCTGCTGTATTGTTGCAGATTGAAAAGCGGATGAAAGGGTTACAGTCCTGCATTGTGAATAGTGTGCATGACTCCATCGTCATAGACATACACCCGGACGAGGAAGATAAAGTATTGGGTGTAATTGGGTCAGTTAATAGTGATCTCAAGAAAATCATTGATGAAAGATTTTTGATAAATATTAATGTCCCACTATTGCTTGAAGCAAAAATTGGTGTAAACTGGCTAGAACAAGAGGAGGTCTGAAATGACAAATCAAGTAACAACATTAGACTCAAGCAACTTTGCTGAAATGGCAAAGGCTATGGGTATGACACAGGACATGGGCGGAGACGGTAAAGCCAAGTCTTCTACACTCCCACGTCTTCGTATCTGGAATCAGCCAGTCATGGGACAGGTTGATATCAAGGGTAAGATGAAGAACATGGAGGTTGTACCAGCAGGTATGTTCCGTCTTCAATTGCCTGACGACGAGTATGTATACGCAGAAAGTGTCAATCTGCGTGTGTTCGTACAGCGTTTTATGTACAAACGCTATGACTCAAACAACAACATGTACATCAAGACACTGATGGCTGAAGATCTCAATGGGGATCTGAAAGACAACACAGGTGGTCTTAACTGTGGCAAGCCCGCAGGGTACATTAAAGACTTTCAGGCATTGCCTGATGACACAAAGGCGTTGATCAAGCAGATCAAACGTGTCCGGGTTCTCTTGGGTGAGGTGGAGTTGGTTAACCCCGTGGATGGGGAAGGCAATGAAGTGGACATGGAAGTCCAGCCATTCATTTGGGAGATTGACAATCGTGATGCTTTCAAGACATTGGGTGAACCATTCACTCAAATGGCTAAGCAACGCCGGTTGCCAGTACAGCACTGGATCACATGTGGTTCAGACGAGCGTTCAATTCCGACAGGTGCAAAGTTCTACGTACCTACAGCGTCAATTGATCTGACTAACTCTATTGATTTGTCAGACGATGACCAAGGCCGCTTCAGTGACTTCATTGAGTGGATTAATAACTACAATGAATACATTGTCAGTGCTTGGAACGACAAGCGTTCTCAGAAAATGGAAGCTGAAGACGAGGCTTTAGTTGAAGACTTCATCGACATTGAAGTGGATGGGGACGAGTAATGGATGTTACGCACCCCGGTGAGATACGAATACATAAGTATCTAGAGGATGTTCGTAAGGCGAAACGTGGCATGTCCGATGCCACAATCGCTCGCATCGTTCGTGATGTAGAGGAAGCTGTACGTAAACAGTTTAATCAGAAGGAACGAAAGTTCTCATTGCGTATGTCGAACATAGGTCGTCCTGAGTGCCAACTGTGGTTTGAAAAGAACAAGCCAGAGGAAGGCATTGACATGCCCGCTAACTTCCTGATGAACATGATGATTGGTGACATCGTGGAAGCTGTCTTCAAAGGAGTGTTGACAGAAGCGGGTGTAGACTTCAGCGATGGATTCAAATCTACATTGACCGCAGGTCGTCATAAGATTGACGGCACCCATGATTTAATTATGGATAAAAAAGTTGATGATATTAAATCAGCATCTCAGTGGTCATACAAAAACAAGTTCAAGGATTACGCCACTCTCAAAGAGCATGATGCCTTTGGGTATATCGGTCAGCTAGCAGGCTACGCTAAAGCATTGGGTGTTGATCCCGGTGGATGGTGGGTAGTCAATAAAGCAAACGGAGAGTTCAAGTATGTTTCTGCATGGGACATGAAGCCTCATGTGGAC